AGTGGAGAAATACCACTACACTTTGGTTTACAACGAGAATTAGGACAACACGCCAATGATGTAAGAGTTGTAGTTCATTTACACCCTACTTATTGTATTGCGGCAATGCATGCCGGTATTGATTTAAACACAATATGTGATTCATTCCCTGAACTCAATCGTTATACTAAAGTAGCACCAAATGTAGGTGATGTTCCTCCCATCAGTCAAGAATTAGCAGATAAGTGTCATAAGAATTTACAGTTAGATAAAGACGGCAATATTGCTTATGATATTGTAGGCATTAAAGGACACGGTGTAGTTGCCATTGACACAAGCCCATGGCGTGCTTACGAGCATATAGAAAGATTAGAACACATTTGCAAGATTGTACTTGCTTCAGGTAAATTTTAAGGAGAAAACTATGTTTGAAACAACTTATCAAAATGGAATATCATATCGTTCCGCCAGCGAAATTAACTCAGCAATGGGTCGTGTCTATGGACATATGAGTATTGCTGTTATTGTATCAATGTTTGTCAGTTACTTTGTAGGCACTAGCCCAGAGTTGCTACAATTATTTTTTACAGGCTGGACAAAGTGGCTTGTGATTTTCTCACCACTATTAGCTATCTTTGGTGTTAGCTATGTATTAGCTAACAATCCAAGTAAAAGTATAGCACAATTATGTTTACATGGCTTTGCCGCATTAATGGGATTAAGCTTTGCTACAATCTTTGCGGTATTCACTATGGGTAGTATTGTGTCAGCATTTATGGGTGCAGGTATCTTATTTGGTGTTATGAGTGGTTATGGCTACTTTACTAAACAAAGTTTAGATAGTGTTGGTAAGTTTATGATTGTAGGATTGATTGCTATCATCATTGCCAGCATTGTTAATATCTTTATTGGCAGTACAGTTATGCAGATGGTAATTAGTGCATTAGCTATTATCATCTTTCTTGGATTAACTGCATATGACACACAAAAGATCCGTGAAGAACTTAGTGTAGAAACTAGTGATAGTGCCGAAGTACGTGGTGCATTAACACTATATATGGACTTTATTAATCTGTTTATAAATCTATTACAACTGTTTGGTGATAGAAAATAAATGGCGAATGAACGAATAAAAAGAAAGAAAATATGAGTAAACAACAATACAACCTACACACTAAGACAGATTATTTGAATAGAAAAATGTTTTTGGATCCGGAAGGTCCCGTAACCATTCAAAGATTTGAAGAAGTAAAATATAAAAAGATTGCAGACTTTGAAACAACGGCCCGTGGTTTCTTTTGGGTCCCAGAAGAAATTTCTCTAACCAAGGATGCCAATGATTTCAAAGATGCAAGTGACGCAGTAAAACATATCTTTACCAGTAACCTATTGCGTCAAACAGCATTAGATAGTTTACAAGGACGTGCACCTAGTCAAGTGTTTACTCCAGTAGTAAGTTTACCTGAATTAGAAGCATTGATATACAATTGGTCATTCTTTGAAACTAACATTCATAGTCGTAGCTATAGTCATATCATTCGTAATATCTATAACGTACCTAAAGATGTATTCAATACTATCCATGACACAAAAGAGATTGTTGACATGGCAAGTAGTGTTGGCAGATATTATGATGAATTACACAAAGTAAATTGTCGTAAAGAGTTGGATGAAAATGTTAATGAAAAAGAACATATCAAAGCAATTTATATGGCACTACATGCCAGTTACGCATTAGAAGCATTTAGATTTATGGTATCATTTGCTACATCGTTAGCAATGGTTGAAAACAAAATCTTTATTGGTAATGGCAATATTATCAGTTTAATTCTCCAAGATGAGTTATTACATAAAGGTTGGACTGCCTACCTTATCAATCAAGTAGTTAAAGAAGATAGTCGTTTTGCACAAGTTAAATCAGAGTGTGAAAGTGAAGTCTATCAACTTTATATGGATGTGATTAAAGAAGAAAAAGATTGGGCAGATTATTTGTTTAAGATGGGTCCGGTTATTGGATTAAATGCCGCAGTATTAAAAGACTTTGTTGATTATACTGCTGTAGGTGCATTGAAAGAAATTGGAATAAGATATAACAATCCTGCCCCAAAGAGTACACCTATCCCCTGGTTCACTAAACACAGTGATACTAGTAAGAAACAATCTGCATTGCAAGAAACAGAATCAACAAATTACGTTATAGGCGTAATGTCAGAATCATTAAACTATGATGATTTACCAAATATTTAAGGAGAATAAAAAATGAAAGCAGTTATTTGGTCGAAGTACCATTGTCCCTACTGTGACCAAGCAAAAGCCTTGTTACATCAAAAGGGTATTCCGTTTGAAGAAAAGAAAATTGGAGACGGATATACCAAAGAAGAATTGCTAGAAGCAATCCCGTCAGCAAGAACAGTACCCCAAATCATTTTAGATGGTGTACTAATCGGTGGTTTCACTGAACTCAAACAAAAATTAACAGAAAGTATCTAATGAAAATAACAATTGAACCAGGAGACTTCATCACCATTGAAGAGCCAGTATCTATTGCCCCATCACAACAGGGTATGCAAATGATTCCAAGCATTTTTACTGCAAATCCGAAGGGTGAATTTAAGCTAAATACTACTAGTGTTGCAATGTATGCAGAAACAGATGATAGTATTAAAGATAAGTACCTAGAAGCAACAACTGGCATTAAGGTACCTAGTAAAAAAATCGTATTGGGATAAAATGGCAAAATTAAGTCGTGTGGGAGATGCAAATCAAGAGGGTGGCACTATAATTCGCGGAGCCAATACCGTGTTTGCAAATGGAATTAAAGTCGGATTACATGTTAGTCAGATTACACCACACGCTCCTTGGGCTAGAAAACCCCATCTACCTCACAAAAATGCATCAACTACTGATGGTAGTCCTACTGTATTTTGTGAGGGGGTACCAGTACTTAGAGTAGGATCAGGAAACACTTGCGGTCATAGTATCGTACAAGGTAGTCCTGATATATTTGTTCCATGAGCGATACAGGAAAACAAAGCCCATTAGGTGTTAACACATTAAGTTCATTATTACAAAATATTGGATTTAATATTAACCCTATTATGATATCCTTTACTGGTTCTAGTACCAGTGCATCATCCGCTACACAGTTAGGTAAGATTGTTAATGATACTTGTTTACGTTTACTTACATACTCAATTAATGATGCATACAGTAGAGGACAAGTTAATAGCACAACCTACAACAATTTAATATCTATTGGATCTACAACTATACCTGCATTGGGTAATAGTCCACCATCAACATTTAATTGGAGTGGATATCCCAATTGGGCTAGCAATTACACATATACTAATGAAGTAACACGTTGGGGTTATGTGAGATTGTTTGCATTACAGGGTTATAACGAATTTAATTACAATAGCGGTTTATCAGCCGATGCCGGAGCATATAAAGATTTCTTATCTGGCTTTATGTCAACTTGCAGTTTTATTGAATCTAGTAATGATGCTATACTAGCAGTAAACAATTCACAAGAATTTTTAGATGGTACATATAGTAATATGGACGATTTAACTACGGGTGATATTACTGGTGTTAGTGTAGCAACTACTATATTTGGTCAAGATTTAATTGCCAGTGGAAAAGCAATAAATTTACAAACAATTGCTACATTTGGTTTGCCTAGTAATCTATTATTTACTCTACAGAAAAATAATGCTATTACTAAATCAGTAAGTCTTGCACTAATTGCAAGCAATATAACGGTATCAGAGTTAGAACAGATATTAGGTAATATTTCATCTGTATGTCAATGATGGATTGAATAGTCAGCTAAGATCACCTACAGCAGTACAACAAAATGGAGTAGTAATTTAATGGCCGGCATTTTTCAAAATCTTAGATTAACTTCAGAACGTAATGACATGGATGCACCTGCTAGCAATGCGTATGAAACTACCACAGCTAGTACAAATGTTGCTCAATCTAGTACAGAACAGATTACACAACCTAATCCATTAACTGTACAAGCCATACCACAAGGGTTTGGTGCATATTTAGATGGTATATTGCCACCTGATATTGCTAAAGCGGCTGGATCATTTAGTGTATCAATGCAACAGATTAAAAACATTTCTAGTGTGCCTATTGAAAAGTTTGCACAAGTAGTTAATAGTTTAGAAACAAATAAAAACTTAAATGTGAATGGTACTAGTGTGCCAACTGATACTACATTAGCAACTCAAGGATTAGCCTTAATTGCATTAGGTAATGGTCCATATGGTACGTACACAATGAGTAATTTCTTAGGATGTATGAGTGGATTACCTTATCTTGGTATAGATATCGACGGTTTAATAAAGAACGTACAAACAACTACACTGTCTGACATTTATAAAAATATATATCTAGCAGTTACATGGGAACAGGCTACTGCTACATGGAATGGTACATCTTTTACTTACACTAATAAAGGTGGTGGATATGCAAGCGCACCCACCGTAACTGTAGGTGGTAATCCAGCAACTGCTATAATAGGTACTGATTCTACGGATATAACTACATATGGTAGGATTATATCTATTAGTTATTCAGGTGCAGCCGGTACTGTAGTAATAAATCCTCCTCCCGGTGGTGGTTGGCCAACCATGAATACAGTTATTCAAAGTTATATTGATGCTGCCAACGCTGAGATACTATCAATTAAAAATAGTCAGCCGGCTTTAGCACAACAGTTAATTACTAATTGGGAACTTACTGGAACATTATTATCAGTAGAACAACGTGCAATTGCCACAGGTATGACAATAGGTGTACCTAACAGTTCACCAAGCTATTTAAGAGAACCAACAATAGCGGCATTTCCTAGTACACAATATGCTTTTGTAGATAGTATACCACGATATGCTACATTTACTCAACCGCATATGTATTCACAAACCTTAGAAGCTATTGCTAATTATAATACTGTTGGCGGAAGAAGTATAGTAGCAATGTTACGTGAATCTCGTAATCAAGCTAGATTGCAAGAAGCCGGTATACCGGTAGATAACAACATAGCTAACAAATTAACTAAACAACAAGAATCAGAGTTAATTGCTAATGGAACATTAGGCGGCAGTGTACCTGCAACATTAGCAACTGAAATTGGATCACCCGTACCTTTTGGATATTATGATCCAGTTGATGACCGTTATTATAGTGATGGTGTTGCAATAGATATAGGTGAAGCAGTTGAGCCGGGTAGTTTTGCAGGATCAAGATATAGTAATTTAATACCACCTCAGCTATCAGTAATATATGCATCTGACATATTATTACCTGCAACTTATTCTGTACAAGAAGCAATAGACGAAGTAATTCGTTGCAATTGCGATTGTTGGGATAACATTTAAATTCCATAGCTTAGAAATAAGCAGAAAGGATAAATTATGAATTTAAGCCAACCTATTAAAATTTTAATAGTATTATTGTTTTTATCAATTGTTTTTATAATTGACCAAATGACAAATGTAGTAGAAACTAATTTAATAATAGCAGAAACTAAAGTTGCAAAAACGGTAGATCCAAAGCAATTAACATGTATGGCTAAGAATATATTTTATGAAGCAGGTAGTGAATCATTAAATGGGCAAGCGGCAGTAGCACGTGTGGTAATGAATAGGATAGCACATGGTTTTGGCAAAGATCCCTGTGCTGTAATATATCAAGCATCATATGTAGATAAACTTATAGACGATGAAATGCAAAAGGTAAAACTATGTCAGTTTAGTTGGGTATGTGAATAGTTAAATCAGAAAATGATATATAATATCTAATGTCAGACAAACCAAACTCAGCAAATGGTGTTAGTAGTTATGATTCCACTAGTTCTGGTTCATTAATACATTTCTTTAATCGTAATGTAACACCTTACGCTACTGAATCTAGTGGACCCAAATTTGACTTAGTTCCAGTAGAAAAGCATAAGGATATTATGCTTAACGTTGCAAGGTTGCACGCCAAGCAAGAATATGATAGAATAATGGAACTGGTAAATGTGTTACAAAAACAAGCAGAACAGATTAAACATAGATTAGATTTAACTGATATGGTTCATGCCGCAAAATACGACTTTCAATTAGCAAATGGTAATATATATTGGTTGTTGTTTGATACACGTAAACAGTTTACTAGATTAAGTATTCATGGACCCAATGATTGGTCTGCTGGTAAACCAGTTGATTACGAATATATATGTAAAGTTAAATGGTTAGGTGATCACACTTGGATAGAGGTAGAAGATGATAAATAAAAGTCCAGAAAAAGGTACATTTCAAATTAAATCTCAATTAAAGCGTGTTGAAGAGGGCACCAAAACACCCGAATTAGCACAAGAAATGATTAAATTCTATGAGGAATGGCACCAGCAAACTCTTGAACTTGAAGAAACTGATGAGTGGAAAAAAGATAACATGGAGTATGACCTACGTAGTACGCAATGGATCATTGACAAAGTTAAAGGTGATGAAGTATATGCACAAAATTTGTATGCCTCTATGTGTAACAATGATTTTACTAAGAATGATGTATGGCCAATCTTAACTGAGAAAAAGTGGAGTTGTAGTTGGAGACATGCTGGTGGTATCATTGCTGATATGCAAGAGAAGGGCGATTACATTGATTGGTATTGTAGTGGTATCAGAGATAGTAAGATATTAGATGATGATGAATTTCGTGCCCTTACAAAAGAACAACAAGAATACTATATACAAAGTAAGAAGTTTGTACCTGAAAGTGTAGTAACTGATGAGATAAGAGAAGATTTGTTGAAATTAGGTTGGATAGTAATAGACAATACTGATGAACACTAAATACAGCGAAAGTCCTATTATGCTAACTAAAATTTGCGAACATTGTAATATCAAATTTACATTACCCAATCTACATCAAAAAAATTTAAAAAGAAGGTTTTGTGGACCAATTTGTTCTAGACGATGGGCAGCAAATAATCGTACTGAATCCTGGAAAGAAAAGAATAGTATAGCTAAACAAGGAGAAAACAATCCAATGTTTGGAGTAAGACAGACTAATAGTAATAGCCTTGCTAATCTAACTAGAAGTGCATGGACCGGAAAACAGCAATCAGTAGAGTCAAACAAAAAACGATCTAATACACTAACTGGCAAAATAGTAACTGAGCAGTCTATACAAAAACGTAAGGATACCTGTATTGCTAAAGGTCTTTGGTGGAAACCAGATGATCCTGAATATTTAGAATTTAAAAAGTATCGTAGAAAAGTTTATTATTGGACTTCAAAAAACGATTTAACTATGTTAGCAAACTTTGATAAAAGAAGCAAAACTGAGTATCATTTGGATCATAAATATAGTATATCAGAAGGATTTAAAAACAAAGTTTCTCCCAATATTATTGGTAGTGTATATAATTTAGAATTTTTATTGAGTACTGATAATGTAAGAAAAGGGACTAAATGTTCCATAACATTGGAGAAATTATATGAGTTATTCGCCGCAGTTGATAGACCATTACGAAAACCCAAGAAATGTGGGAAGTTTTAGTAAAGATGAGGATGATGTAGGTACAGGTATGGTAGGAGCCCCTGCATGTGGTGATGTAATGCGGCTTCAAATAAAAGTAAATAAAGAAACAGGAATAATAACAGATGCCAAATTTAAAACATATGGGTGTGGGTCGGCAATTGCTTCTTCAAGTCTTATCACAGACTGGGTCAAAGGTAAAACATTGGATGAAGCTTCATCCATTAAAAACTCCCAGATCGCAGACGAACTTGCCCTCCCCCCAGTCAAAATCCACTGCAGTATCCTCGCCGAAGACGCCATCAAAGCCGCAGTAGAAGATTATAGAAAGAAATATAATGGCCAATGAATTAGCAAAATTTTGCACAAGAAAAACGCTTGTTTCAGGATACTGAAAAAGTATCTGATAAACACAGGAATGGGTTAAAATCTAACGAAGATTAATTTACCCTTTTACTTGTATAAATAACATTGAGTATGTTATACTCATACAGACTACACACAAGGAGAAAATATGAAAACAGTCGGTGATAAATTAGAAGCATTTGTAGTAACAGGTGTTAAGCCAGGACAACCGGAAGATGCATCCTTCCCAATCACAGAAGAAAGTTTTGCAGGTAAATGGAAAATTATCGTTTACTATCCAAAAGACTTTACATTTGTATGTCCTACAGAAATCGTAGCATTTGATAAACTACGTTCAGACTTTGAAGACCGTGATGCAGTATTGCTAACAGGCTCTACTGATAATGAGTTCTGTAAAGTATCATGGCAAAAAGCACATCCAGACTTAGCAAAGATTAGTCATAATCAATTTGCTGATACAGCACGTGATGAGCGTAGCTTGATTAATCAGTTGGGAGTATTCTATGCTCCGGCCGGTGCGGCATTACGTGCAACATTTATTGTTGACCCACAGAATGTTATTCAACATATTACAGTTAACAACTTAGATGTTGGTCGTAGCCCAGAAGAAACATTGCGTGTATTAGACGCATTGCAAACTGGTGAACTATGCCCATGTAATCGTGCTATTGGTGGAGAAACACTATAATGAATCCAATCACCTTAAATGGTGATTGGGTACAATCTGTAAAAGATAGTATTCCAGATCACTCTAAAGATATTAAACTTAATATTGATGCAGTTATTAATCGTAGTGGTTTAGATCCAGTTGACACACACGCCATTGCTTATGTATCAGCATTAGCGGCAGGTAACGGTGGTTTAGCATTTGAGATTGAGCATAATAGCCCATTGTTCAGTAATGAACTAGAACGTGAAGCCGCAAAGACTGCCGCAAGTTTGATGGGTCAAAACAACATTTGGTATCCGTTTGTTGAAATGGCTAATGATGAGTCTATGAAGGGTTTACCTGTAGGATTACGTATGAATGCATATGCTACACATGGTGGTGTATCTAAGAAGAAATTTGAAATGTATTCATTAGCCGCAAGTATTATTGGCAAGTGCCATTTCTGTGTTAAAGCTCACTATGATACACTAAAGAAAGAGGGCATGACTACCCAAGAGTTAATGGCTATTGGTAGAATTGCGGCTGTTGTTAATGCTATCGGAAAAGTGTCAATTTAAAGTATAAATTTAATGATTGTACATGAGATACATGACTTAAGTAATCAATATGTAGTAGATTTATTAAAAAAAGGTTTATCACATATTGATAACGAAAGTTACATTGCTAATTATCATCCGGATTACGAAAGTATTCCGGGTAATTTGTTTAATACACTAACAGCTGGCCGATATCGTTTAGGACATGGTAAGTATTATGTTATTGAGGATGATGGTATTTTTATAGCAA